GTATATTATATTAATGATAATGATGGATATACTGGATTTAGTGATGGCACAAAGGTGGAATCAAAAGCAAATAGACTTGTTTACTTTGATGGTTCTATGGAGCATTTCGGTACCACTAGTACAAATTCTAAAACTAGATTAGTATTAAATCTCAATTATATTGGTGGTGAATATAGCGCATTTAAAGAGTAAACATAATGTCAGTATTAGAATATGATTTTAATAACCGTCCAGGCCAGCATTTCACCCCTCCAGAAGGCGATGAGCTGCGTGATTTCTTAGACATACAAAAAGTCTTAAGACCTTCATGGTGGGACAGGCTTAGCCTTTTCCATCATGGCTATAATAGCTTAGGAGAAGTGTTAAAAAATGATTGGAATAGGCTTATTTCAAATAATGCAAACAATGTAAGAAGTGTCAAGACTTGTCCAGGACTAGGCGAATATTTTACACGAACTGCAAATTTACTTTGGCCATGTGATGTTTTAATTGAAACAGGCAAAGATGGTACTTGGAAATATTCATGCCAAAGTCCTGAAGCAATTACGATTATTGGGCATGCTAATGAAATGAAAAGCAGCCATCTAGAAAAAAAGATCATCTTAAAAACTGTACCAAATTTTTGGGCAAAGAATAAAGATTTTGATATTTATTTTGGCGAACCACTCTTATATTGCGAGCCAGAATATCGTGTTTCTCCTGGAATTTTAAAACAATCATCAAAGCCAATTCAGCTAAATACATTTCTATTCTTTCCTAAAGAAGATGCTAAATATGTTTATCATGCTGGAGATCCAATTTGTAGTCTTACATTCTCTAAACGAGTAAATAAAGTAAAAAGAGTAGATATGAAGAAAGAAACGAGTAGATATACTTATGAATTGAGAAAGCGTTTATTTAATTCTAAATGGTCTATAAGAGATCGAGACGAATAAATATAATTTTATGGTTTACAATTGATCCTCTTTGTGATAGAATAATAACATCACAAGGAGGATTTTTTTATGGTAGCAAAACGTGGAGATCTAAAACCAGTAGATGAATGGGAAGAAAACATCCGTAATAATGCTCTATACTTTCGTGTAGTTGGATGGCGTCCGGGTGGTCGTAAACAAGATTGTCCAAACTTTGATAATCTTACATGGGCAAAAGCTTATGCTCAAGAACTAATGAAAGACAAGCTTCTTCGTTTACGTACAGCTATGGTTTATGCAGTTGGCGAATATGATAACTTTACATTGGTTGGATCATATGGTAATGACGGTAATTGGAAACCAGTAATTCCTAAGAGGTACTAATGTCAGACATTTTTGATTTCGGTTTTACAGGTGTAGACGAACAAGAACTACAAGCTGTTCAACAAACAGCAGCTAAAGCAGATAATGCTGAACAATTGGCTTTAACAACACAAGAACGCTTAGATAAACTCTATAACGCTATTATTCCGTTGTTAAATAATTTGAAAAAGAACCCTGAAAAAGATTATATTCTTTGGCCAAATAGATTGGCCAAAGTTGAAGAATTTGAAGATCATTTACAATCGATCTATCAAGGATAGTTATTTCTTTTCAGCTGCAGGTGATTTACCTTTAGAGTAAGCCTGAGCACCAAAGAATGCTGCAACCAAGCCAGCAATGGCAACAAAATAAGTAGGAGCAATATCGCTTACTAATTGAGCTGCAGTTGCTTGACCAATTACGGATGTAACAATGATTGTGACAGGATATAGAAGCATGCCCCATAGAGCAAACCATGCCATCGCACGGATCTGGTCTTCTTTCTTGTCTTCATTTTCTTGCATTCTAGTTTTATGTTCAAACTCTGCAATCTCTTTTGCACGAGCCATTTCTTCGTCGGTGATTATTCCATCGCCATCTGCGTCTAAATGCGCAAACATTGAATTTGGCTCTAGTGTCTTTGCTGCGGCCATTGTTCCCTCCATTTTTCTCTATTCTAATATTTATAAGAAAGGTCATCAAAATGCCAGATCAGGAGCGTTATCATGAGTGGATCCTCAAACAATTCAAAAAGATTAGTGAAGAAGAAGACGCTAAACAAAAAGCCAATGCGCAGGAAAGCATCCAAAGAAATGAACTGGATGCAAATCGACGAAATACTTTGGGACATGATTTCGCAATGGGATGGGATGGAGAAGTCGAAAGAGAAGCTCTTAAAAGACGTCTCAAAGATTTTTGATTGGACAGATAAACAATCGGAAAAAGCATGTGAGATGCATTTTATTGTTTACAATAAGAAAAAAGCGTGATAGTATACTCTTATGAATATTTTTATTTTGTCAGAAGACCCCGTCAAAGCCGCACAGCTACAATGCGACAAGCATGTAGTTAAAATGATTGTTGAGTCAGCTCAAATGCTATCCACGGCCCACCGTATGATTGATGGCTATGTTGAAAAGCGTCCATCAAAATCTGGTAAGCGTATGATTAACTATTGGGTCCATCCTAAGCCATACAAAGAAGAACGGCTATACAAAGCTGTCCATCATGGTCATCCATCTACTGTATGGACTATGGAATCTGATGCCAATTATATCTGGCACTACGATCATTTTGTAGCCTTGCTCGATGAGTATACATATCGGTATGGTAAAGAACATGGTACATCAAAATTGAAAGACGTCTTAATTCAGCCTCCACGTAATATTCCGGTTGGTCCACTTACTCCATTCAAATTAGCAATGGCTGACTATCCTGAGTGTATTGCTCTTGGCGATCCGGTCAAAGCTTATCGTGCTTTCTATCAAACTAAACAATCGCGTTTCAAAATGGCTTGGACAAAACGCAATATTCCAGAGTGGTTTCAAGTAGCGTAATGGATGAAGTTGTTTTAGGTAGACTTGCCAATCTATGTTATCACATGGCAAGACAAAAAGATTATTCTGCAATTGATGTTGTAGAAAGCTTTAGGCCTAATCAGATAGAATGTAAAAAATGGTTGGTTGAAGAGATCGCTAACCTTACACCAAATTGGGATAAGGTTTTAGTTCTTGGAAGTTGGAATAGTTTATTACTATGGGAACTAATGCAATTGAATTGTAATGTAGGTTGGTTTGATTTTTTAGATAATAATCCCATGACTCATAAACATAGAGATATGTATTTTGAAGTTAATGATCTAGATAAAAATTATTCTAATATTTCAATGAATGCTGAGGAGTTTTCAGACCACTCTAGTTATGATTTAATTATCAATACTAGTTGTGAACACATGCCAGATATTCCAGCGGAATACGGTCCCACATATGCGTTGCAATCAAATGATTATACATCAGTTGAAGAGCATATCAATTGTGTAAAGTCTGAAGAGCAATTAGCGAAACAAAATAACCTTACAAAGATTTTATATAAAGGTTCTAAGAAAATGCCGAACTATACTAGATTTATGGCAATTGGATACTATGTTTAAAGATCTACTATTTTAAATAGATCAGCATCTTTTTTCAATCTATCTGCTGTAGAACCATCATGATCTACAGTTGTTCCAATTTTTGGATCAATCACCGATTTCACTGGAGCCATTTGACCCATATATCTAGCGTGTGGTAGTGCATGTCTACTTTGAGAACCTTTATTAAAATATCCTAATAAACTATCCACTAGTTGCATAGGACCAGACACTGCATTGTTTTCGCAATAATTGACAATTCTTTTTGCAAATTGCGGATGGAACATCACAGCCTCCATTGCATGTTGTCCAAAGAATTGTACTTGTAGATGTGGATTAAATTCTATTGCGCCTGGAGTTTGACAATACGCGTCATGCTCTAAAATAAGAATTGGTACATTTTCAATTGCACATTTTTTCCAAAGATTATATTGACTATAGAAACATGCTTTTTCTGTATCAGTGAGCTCTCGGCCATTCGAGCGTGTTCCAAACGTTAAACCAGATTGTCTTTGTAGTGTGTTTGGAGTAATAGCATCATAAAAACGAAGATCAAATCCTGCCCACGATTTCGCACAGTATCTAGCATATTTTTCAGAGATCTCATTATCTTTTACGCGGATCATAATTGTCTTAAACATATCTATTCCTATATAATCGATTTATCTCTATTTATAAAAAAATGAGCTAGCTGCTCACTTTTTTGTTTACAATCGATTTGCAATATGGTAGTATAGATATATCAAATGAAGGAGAATGGTTATGAAATATCAAGTACAAGCAAATAACGCTAAAGGCGATTTTGTAATCGAATTGTTTGAGTCTGCAAAAGAAGCAGACATCCGTCATAAGCAACTTTACAATGAAGTTGATGATCGTGGTCTTTGGAGATGGGGTACAATTCGTACTATCAATCTTGCTTATAACCGTGAAGACCTAATCACTGGTATTCTTGGTCAAGACCGTGAAGGTAAAGTTCCTAACTGTATTGCGGAGGTAGCGTAATGGGAATGGTAGAGTACAATGGTAAAGAATATGATGCGCGTCATGGCGGGCCTTTCGATCGGGGAGGCGCTGATAGCTACTACGGCCGTGGCAGCAACCCTCATTATTATCTTGGGGGAACTGGGACTTCTCAGCGTATAGGTCGTGAAGGTATGACTGCTGATGAAATCGAAGCCTACTATGCTGGCTATGAAGAAAACGAACAACGTGGCGATAAGAAAGATTGGGGATGATTACAATCGAATTTGATATGGATGAAACACTTATCACCATCATGGATAACTCAGGAGAGCTAGAAGACGTTGGAGCTCTCCTTTATGATGACTATTGTCATATTCGACAGTGGAATGAAAAATTGAATAGATATGACGTTGTTACTATGAAGCCTGAGATGTACCTTAAACTAATGAAAGCTTTTAATCTAAGTGAAGGTGCTTATGATCTGGTAGTTGTAGAAAAAAATGAGCAGTAGCTCACTTTTTTGTTTACAATTGAATCGTAATAGTGTAGTATTAGTATATCAAATGGAGGAATGAACATGGCAGTTGCTACAACATATGAAGATCGCATGGCTCTTATCAAAAAAATCGACCAACGTCGTAAGAAAATGGCAAAGGTCAAAGCCAAAACTCAAAAAACATATGAGATGGTAAACTACAAAACCGGTCCTAAGAAAATTGAGATTCCAAAAGAGTCTAACATGTATCACTGGACTGATGCTTCTAAGTACGCTAAAGAGTACTATGGCGAAACAATGTATGAAACAACAAGGTTTGATAATGACTGGGACTAAAACTATTCACTATGTAGGTATGGATGATGCCACCTATCAACGGGCTCGTAGAGTCTGGGGTGGTCCTGCATACTACCACAGGTGGATGGATGATCGTGTTTGGACTGAAGTTGGTGATACTGACGTTGTTGTTGTCGGTGATTCAACTTACAGACAATGGGTATGGGATGCTTCAGCAGTTGGAAAGGAATGGACTGAATGACGACGACTAGTCAATTAGAAATGAAACTTCATGAGCAAGCTGAGAAAATCAGTAAATTAAACCATGAATTAGATGAATTAAAAGAAAAGCTTGATTGGAATCAAGCTGTTTTAGAAAATCTTTGTGAACGGTTGTATGTTCAAGGATGAATTTATAAAAGGAGCCAAGATCCATGAGAATGATAATGGTTTAGAAATCATTACACAAAATTCTTATGGATATGGCGACATTATACGTTTGGCCTCTTATGCTACTAAAATACAAAAGTTGTATGGAACACCAGTTGTATTGAGATTTTTAGTAACAATAGAAAATATTTCATTAACTGATAATATCAAAAAAGTACTGGATCATTATGATTTAGATTTCCGTTACATTCTCGAAATTGGTTCTATTAAAAACTATAAGCATAGATATACTAACCTCTTAAAAAAGGAGTATGCAAAACAAGTACGAGATGTGTTAGGCTGTCCTAAGTTAAAGACAAAAGAAAAGCCACAATCTCAACCTTACATTGCAGCTTGGCATCCATATAGCAATTTCGATCCTGTTACACATGATAAAATGCCAATTGATAAGTCAGATTTTTTTGACATACTTTCTACAAGTAATGAAGTACATTACATAGATTATAGAATGGATATTGAACAGGTATTTTCTACTATAAGGAATGCTAGACTTTGTATTGGCTATGAAGGCTTAGGTCAGCAAATAGCATATCACTATAATAAAAGAATTGTTACACTATCTAATTGGAAAGATGTATCAATCAACACAGGAGGGCCAGAGTCTTTCGTTATAAACAACTCAAAAGATTTAAGGAATTTTATCAATGACTGGAATATTTTATGATACTGAGGAGATTACAGTGAACCGTACAGATATGATTAATGAACTTCGTAAACGTGATTGCCGTGTAATTTTTAAGAAAACAAATGGTGAAGAACGTGATATGATGTGTACTCTACAAGAGTCAGCTATTCCTGAAGGATTTAAAGATGCTAATACTGAATCAGGAAGCCGAGGCTATTCTGAAGACGTCATCCGTGTTGTGGATGTCAATAAAGGCGAATGGCGATCTTTCCGAGTTGATAGCGTCATCTCTTTTAGCTGATATAAATAGATTTGTAACTACAAGGAGGAATACATGATTTTTGTTTCAACTCAAGCTGTTATGTTGTTTTTATTCTTTGCAGCTAGTGCTGCAGCCTTTATGGTTGGAAGATCTCTAGAATTTAAAAATCAAGATGATATAATTGAAAACACAATCATGTTCCTTGTAGACAAGGGTATGGTCAATTGGGAAAGAAATGAAGATGGAGAAATTGAACTTTTTCCAATTGATGATAAGTAATTGATTCCAAACAAAACTTTTTTGTTTACATTTGCGTAAAAATGTGATAGAATAATATTATATGATGGAGGAATCAATATGGCTCGTAAATCTAAACGTATGCAAATCCGTGAAGAACTATCAAAGAACTCTACGGTGAAACCAATCAAACGTCGTAAGAAAAGACAACTTACAGATGAGCAAAAGGCAGCAATGGTTGAACGTCTTGCAAAAGCACGTGAGGCTCGTGGTCCTGCAAAGAATTTATCTATTGATGAATCCATTCGAGATCTAGATGCTGATCATCCACTGGCTCCTCGCAAAGTCAAAGAATGGCTAAAAGAACAGAAAGATCTTTTGGCTGCTTTGAAAGATTGTAAGGATAGTAAAGATCCTGGTCTTCGTCGTCAGTATTGGGATACTGAAACTTATGTTTTCAATTTGCAACGTTATCTAAATGACGGCGTTTATAGAGATCATCGTTATGGAGCTGAAAAGCAAAACAGTATACGCCTTCGTAGCGTAGCAATGGCATATTATCCTGATGGAACTCCAAAGAGAACTCCAGGAGTTTTCTATCCGGATATGGGAGAAGAATACACACATGAAATGGCAGCTGAGGACCATGCAAGAGCAAAAGCAGTTTTTAACAAAAAGCGAATTCGGAAAAATGATAGAGAAGACAGTGAAGAATCATAAATCATCCTATATGGATGCTATCATTTTTCTCTGTGAAAAGCATGATGTAGACTTAGAAGATGTACGTAAGTTTATATCACCTATTATTAAAAACAAGTTGGAGGCAGAGGCTATGAAGTTAAACTTTTTGCCCCAACAAAACTCATTACCATTTGATTGAGCTATGGAATTTTACAATATTGATTTAAAGAAAATGGATAAATTATATTTACGACAGAATGTAGTTCCTTATGAATCTTTAGAAGAATTAGTTGATTGGGATGTTGATGAAATACAGGCTGGTGTTTATGGTGGTGGGAAAACTCGGATTGATAAAAGAGTCCGGTCTACTATTTTAAAAAGTATAGATCCAAAAGAATTTCCAGACATTTCCCAAGCTCTTCTTAATCTTGTAGAAGTTTGGAATCCTGAACTTAATGCTAATGATTATGTTTTAAAGGAAATGCAATTCTTAAAATATGGTGTTGGAGACCATTTTAGAAAACATATAGATCATATTAACGACAGTAGAGGTGGTGGTAGAGAATATTCTACATCAACTATTATTTCTATGACAGAGGATCTTACAGGTGGAGACTTTGTCATATGGACACCGGATGAATTGTATAGTGATACAATCAAACTAAATGTTGGGGAAACAATCTTTTTCAATGCCAAAACTACGCCCCATCAGATAAATAAAGTAACAGCAGGCGAACGTCAAGTTTTAGTTTGCTGGATACACAAAAAGTAGTTTACATCGAATTTATATTATGATAGAATTATAACGTGGACAATAAGACATACATTAATATACGGAGAAATACACATGTCATTCGCAGCACTTAAATCCAAACGTACTGATCTTACATCGCTTGTTCAACAAGCACAAGACGGTACAGGTCAACAATCCCGTACAGAAGATACACGCTTTTGGCAGCCTACACGTGATAAGGCTGGTAACGGTTATGCTGTAATTCGTTTCCTACCTGGAGACGCTGATGCGCCTACTCCTTGGGTGCGTTATTGGGACCACTTTTTTAAGGGCCCAACAGGTCAATGGTACGTAGAAAAATCATTGACATCAATTGGCCAACAAGATCCGTTGGCTGAAATGAACTCACGTCTTTGGAATGAAGATGGATCTGATGAAGCAAAGCGTACAGTACGCGAACGTAAACGTAACCTACGTTATGTTGCTAACGTACTTATCGTTGCAGATCCAGCAAATCCAGAGAATGAGGGTCAGGTAAAACTGTATCGCTTTGGTAAAAAAATCTTTGATAAGATTATGGATTCAATGCAACCACAGTTTCCTGATGAAGCACCTGTAAATCCATTTGACATGTGGAATGGTGCTGACTTTACTCTAAAGATTCGTAAGGTTGAAGGTTATCCAAACTACGATGCCTCTTCATTCAAAACTCCTTCTGAACTACTTCCTGGTGATGAAGACGGTAAAGAAGCTGTGTATAACCAACAGCACGATCTTTCAGAGTGGTCTGATCCAAAGAACTATAAGACTTATGATGAGCTCAAAGCTCGTTTGTCTTTGGTTCTTGGTGAATCATCTTCACCTATTGCTCGTAAGGTAGTTGAGGAACTTGATGATGAGATTCCTGACTTTCCCTCAGCTTCCGCGCCAACAGCGGCTTCAGCTCCTGCTCCTACTATGAGTACGGCTGAATCCTCGATGGATGAAGACGATACAATGAGTTACTTTGCTAAGTTGGCAGCAGAGGATTAAAGAAAAGGCCCTTCGGGGCCTTTTTTATTAGAATTGTCTACTACCAATTCTAAATCCAGCATATTGACGCATCATTCTACTAGTCATAACTTGATCTAGTCTATCATATCCAACTGGAGTAGATGCAAAAGTTTTATTTTCATTTTGTACTGCAGTAGTTTTGCTTGAATAATCGTGGACACTTCGATCAATAAATGTAACTCCACCTTCACTGCGATATCCTTGAGCATATTGACTTAAATTAACCCCACCCATATTACCAGCTGCTAGTTCTGCTTGACTAATTGCTCTAGCTCTTTGCATTAAAGAACCTTTTACTGTAGAGTTCTGGGATTGCGCTAACATTGTTAAATCTTTACCAGACATTGAAGCTAAAACATCATGTTCTGGTAATGCGAGTCCTTTATATAAAGGATTATTATAGAGATCTTTAAATAACTTATGAGCGCTAACAGCTCCTGTTGCGTCTCCTGCTATTATTTTTTGCATGACAGCGGTGGCAGCCATATCAAGTGGACCGCTTAGGGTTCCATCTCCAGCTTGATTTTCAAACACTCCACTTAAAACAGCGAAGAAAGATTGGGCTGGAAGTGATCCAACAACTCCAGCAGCTTTTAATAGTCCTCTACCAAAGCCTCCGCTCGTAGCTTTTCCACCTGCTGCTAGTCCTTCTTCAAGAAGTCCTTCAGGTGTTAAAAATCCTAATGCTCTTAAAGCTTTTTGTAAACGATTAGCTTGTGGCCCTCCGCCAGTTGCTGTTTTTTCAATTGAAGCAATGGTGCTAGTATCAACAGCAAATTTTGGACCGCCATCCATTTGAATTTGAGCGAACCCATTAGGTAAAGTTCGAATAACTTGAGCATCAACGACTTGGCCTTTTTTAGTTGCATACTTTACAGTGTCGCCATCTTGATACTGGCCTAACTGGCCACCCATAGTATCTATTTCTGCTAAAGCCATCGCTTGGCGTTGATTAATCCCAGCTTGTGTCCGCTGTGATCCATACTTATTCATTCTTTCTATCATGTCTTGTTGACGAGCTACTTTTGTTTCCATGTCGTCTAATTGTTTAGCGAAAGAAGCCTCTTGAGCTTTTAGCATTTTATCAAATTTTGCTTGAGCTCTAGTTTTACCACCACGCATAATCCATGCTAAACCATTAACTATTTTCATAGAAGCCCAACCAATAAAACCAATTCCAATAGCTATTACAGAATTTTCTATGTTTTCACTCATTTGTGGAAGATTTAATTCACCTTCTCCAAAAAAGTTTTTATATCTAAGAGTTGTTCCACCAGTTCCATCAGCTCTAGTATTAACTACTTCAACTCCAAATAATTTATAAAGAGTTGACATAACTTCGTCTTTAAAGAATAAAACTAGTCCAGCGCCAAGTTTAATTAATGGATTTCTAAATACTAATCCAGTAACTAGATAAGCCATTAATCCGTTAGTAGCATTCTTAGCAAATTTATCTTCTTGCTCTTTAGTTAGATTAAAATCTAAAGCTGTTCCATCTAACTTGTCAAACAATGCTGTGATGGCTTTTTCTCCAAACGCTGAAAGCAATCCAACTAACACTGTTCCTTTTACTAATTTTCCTGCGGCCAATCCCACTGTTCCTAAAACTGCAGCTAAAATACCACTACCAGCCCCAAAGAAACCTTTCATAAATCCATCTAATAATCCACTTGCGCCAGTTAAACCTGATCCTTGCATGAATCCAGATTTAAGCCCTTGAGGACTTTTAGCTTTATGAGAAGCTTCTCGTCTAGCTTCTTCTCTTTTTCCAGATTCTCTATTATATTGTTTTTGAGCCATGATTTCAGCTTTTAATTGAGCTGCAATATTTTCTTTCATGTCTGCAATATCAGCAGACTGCTGCTTAAGCTCTTTGCTAATTTCTGCTAGTGATGACATTAGATTGATCCACTCATTTGCTGTCTCTGCGCTTCTTCTTGTTGTTGTTTTAATTCATCAATTAACATACTTAAATAAATCTCTCTCTCCCATGGTAACATATTTTCCAGATCTTGTAAAGAATATTTATGATTTTGCATTAACTGATAATTTGATTGATAATAATTAGTCAACGTATCATGGGAGAGAGTTATTAAAAAAAATCCTGCATTCCTTGTAGTTTAAATTCGTTTTTTTCATTACAAGAAGTGCAATTAAATTCTCCTTCATACTTCATCGATGGAATGCTTTGTATGAATTCCATTAATTTTTGCACCTGTTCACCCGTGAGACTTTCTAAAAAATCTTCTATTTCTGCTCTAGGTTGATCTTTAAAATCGATTTGCTCATCTTCTGTGATTAACTTATCTAAACATGCAATCATAGTGCTATATAGTTGTTCAGTTGCGGTGTCATAATCCAGTTCACTATTTGTTACATCATTATAAGTTGGAAATTTCACATGAATAGTATAATCATCATTTAAAATTATTTTTTTATCAACAGCGCTTACATCCAAATTAATACTATCTAAATTAATATTAACTTCATTTTGTTCTTCGCAGCTTGTACAGTTTAATCCAACCTTTGAAGTTTCACCAACAGCTTTAGTTCTAATTTTAGTAAAAATATATTCAACGTCAAATGTAGTTAAATTATGTAAATTAATTTCATCAATAATACAAGATTTCATTGTATCTAATACTGAATTTAATATTTGTTTTTGGTCTTGTGTTTCAAGAGCCATTAAAAGTATTTTTTGTTCTTTAACTAAAAAAGGTCTAAATCTAATAGTTTTTTGTGTTGATGGTATAATCAATTCGTATTTTGGAACGTCATTAACCTTTGGGAGTGCCATTATTTACCTCATTATCTAAATGGATTTAAATCGTCTATGAACCCTACAATTGTATCTGTAATTTTAGTTGCGACAGCTTGTTTAATATTTGATGGTGATAATACAAATGGTGTTT